CTTGTTAATTCTTTAAAAGAGTTTGGCTTCACTAACCCGGTGCTGATTGATGATTTAGGTAATGTTATAGCAGGGCATGGCAGAATATCTGCTGCTAAAAAAATTGGTATGGAAAGCGTACCAACAATAACGCTATCTCACCTATCAGAAGAACAGCGCAAAGCCTACATTATTGCTGACAACCAATTAGCTCTAAACTCTAGTTGGGATGATGACTTACTAAAAATAGAATTAGAAAAACTATCAGAAAATGGTTTTGATTTATCTGTTCTTGGATGGGGTGACGATGTTCCAACCTTTGCAGACGAGCCTGACTATGGTTCTTTAGATGATTTTGACGACCCTACAAACGAATTAGCCAACGATGTTTTTAAAGCAATCCAAATAGAATTTAGACCTGAAGATTATGAAGAGGCAAAAGAAGTTGTAGCAGAAGCCAGAAAAAAAGGAGTTTATGTAGGACAAGAATTAGTAAAAGCGCTTAAAGCATTAAGCTAATGAAGCTAACTAAAACTTCAATAGGAGGAATTGAGTTCTTCTATAGAGAAGGCTATTCCGATATTAAGACTTTCATAGAGGTCTTATCGAATCAATCGTACTTAAAAAAAGGTATGCAAGTTCTAAATAATGAGAGTTGGCTAGATTGTGGCGGTAATGTTGGTGCTTTCTCTTTACTAGCAGCTTCTAAAGGTGCATCTGTAATTACTTATGAGCCAGATCCTTATAATTGTGAATTGATAGAAAAAAACGCTAAATTAAATGGTTTTCAAAATGCTATAAAGGTCAAACAAGCCTCATTAGTACACGATTTCAGAAAAGAAACTACATTATCTATAGCAAAAGATGGAAATGTCTGGCGTAATACCATAATGAAAAAGAAAAGTAATAAAGCTATTAAAGTACCTTGTCTAAATTTTGACGAGCAAGCTGTACTAGCAGATAATTGCAAGATGGACATTGAAGGCGCTGAGATTCCTATACTCACTCATACAAAAAGTAATTTCAGTAAATTAGTGTACGAATGGAGTTTTGATATTGACCCTTCTTTACCAAAATTTTGGAATGTTTTAGATAAGCAAAAACTAAAATATAAAGTAGATGCTCCATACAAAACAACTCGCTACGAAGAAAGAGACGTGAATATGTGGGGTACAAACTGGTTCCCACCTTGCATTATGGTTTATTGTTTTAAAAGGTAGTAAGCGGGTGTAATTCACAATTACTCCTAATTACTTTAATTAAATGGGTGCAAGTGGTGCAAATCCTACTTTTACACCTTTTACACCTAATTAAACTAATTAATTTAGATTAAATGTAGCAAAACTCTTATTTACACCTTTTACACTTTATTACTCAGAGTAAATGACATTAACTGAAGCAACGAATCAAATTACACTACCTAAACTAATCTTGACCCCGGTAACTTCTCCTTTGAAAATTGGAGATAGCGTAGGCGGTTATGAACCTAATATCTTTGAAGATTGCATTCTTATAGATCCAGATGGTACTCCTGTGGGTTTGTTTATAAAAACTTTGCCAGACGACTTGCAGAACCTTGTGAATATAGCTGACCGGGAAATACATACCAAGCGCGTACCTAAATCTGAAATGAAAAGGTCTAGCGGATTACATGATAAGAAAGCTGAAGTTTTGCAGTACTCAACTATTCTTGGATCTTGTCCACCAAAACCTCATATGCGCCGACCTTATGCTAGTCGGTCATCAGTTCATGCCGTAAAAACTGCTAATACCTTTGTTAAAGCTATGTTTGCTGCTGGTATAAAATCATTCGAGCTAGTACAAAAATATATCCCGACTGTTGCTGATTGTCATTTAATGAAAATTAGAGAAAGAATACCTTCTAACTGGCGTTTTGCTAGTAATTTTTCTTCAACTATTTCTAATTGCAATATTTCCGCACCAGTTCATCAAGACCACGCCAACGTAAAAGGTGCTATAAATATGATAATTACCAAAAGGCGTAACAGTAAAGGAGGTAACTTACACGTACCAGACTATAACGCTACATTTGACCAAACTGATAATTCATTATTGGTATATCCAGCTTGGCGTAATAGGCATGGAGTTACACCAATTATTCCTACGCATCAGGGAGGATATAGAAACTCTCACGTTTGGTACGCGCTTGACTCATTCAATAAACTAAAAAAATAGTGCCAAAAAAGAAAGCGACTCAGTCAGAAAAAGATTATAGAATTTACAGAATTGCTGGATTATTGGCGCGTGGTGTAACGCGGTCAGAAATCATAAAATATACCGCGGCTGAGTGGGGGGTGAAGCTAAGACAGACAGAGCAATACATCCAAGATGCGCGTATGGTTCTCAAGAAAGATTTTGATATTGACAGAAGGCAGTTTACCGCGGATATGTTAAGCCAGCTTTCTACACTACAAAAAGAGGCTAGAAATACTGGTCAATTACACGTTGCTTTAGGGTGTATAAATGCAATGGCTAAAATCGCACAGGTATCAACATGAGCATACTTACACGAGAAGGTTCAGTATTAGATCGCCCCGGTAGCACAGGTATTTCTATAGACATAAATGAGTTACTAGAAAAAATTAGAAATGATCTTCACGAGCCGCAAAGAGAGTTTTTTGATAGCAGTAATACTGAAATACTTGGATTGTCTGCTGGTTATGGTGCAGGGAAAACTAGAGCGCTTTGTGCTGTATGTGTGAAACTTGCTGCATTGAACGTAGGTTTTACAGGTGCTGTTATGGAACCGACAGGTCCATTAATTAGAGACATTTGGCAAACAGACTTTGAACAATTCTTGGAACATTATGAGATTCCTTATACTTTCAGGGCTAGTCCATTACCTGAATACATTTTGCATTTGCCGGGAGGTGATACAAAAATACTTTGTAGAAGTTTTGAAAACTGGTCTAGGATAATTGGTCTAAATTTAGCTTTCGTTTTGGCAGATGAGATAGACACAGTTAGCCCAGTAGTGTGTGATAGAGCCTTTCCAAAAATACTAGGTAGGCTTAGATCTGGAAATGTAAGACAGTTTTGTGCTGCTAGTACACCAGAAGGTTTTAGATGGATGTGGAATACCTTCGGCTCAGAAGCTGCACAGGAAAGGAGCGACAGAAAACTAATACGCATGAGAACGCAAGATAATCCACATTTGCCAGATGATTTTATAGAACGAATGCAAGCCAACTACGACCCTAGTATGTTGCAAGCCTATCTCAACGGTGAGTTTACTAACCTCACAACCGGGCAAGTTTATGATCGTTTTGTAAGAGAGTTAAATATTGTTAATACGATTCCTGACTTATCGAACGAACCTTTGCGAGTAGGTGTTGACTTTAACATTGGCAACATGAGCGCTGTGATTGGCGTTAAACTAAATGACAAGCTAATTATTATTGATGAAATAGCTTCATCACATGATACAGACGCGCTTGCACAAGAAATCAATCGTAGATACCCTAATCGTAGGATTTACGTTTACCCTGATGCCTCTGGAGGAAATAGATCTACAAATGCAGCAAAAACAGACATTCAAATACTTGAAACTTATGGTTTCACAAATCTTTCCGCTAGGAGTAACCCAGCAATACGTGACCGGGTTTCAGCCGTCCAAGCACTCTTATGTAACGGCAAAGGACAAGTGCGTATGGAGATTTATGCCAGTTGCAGACGCATGATCGAATGTCTAGAACTTCAAAGTTATACTGAAAAGGGAGAGCCAGATAAAGAAGCTGGTTATGACCACATGAACGATGCGCTAGGTTATCTAGTTTGGCGAGAGTTCAACCCACTCTTTGCAAATTCTGGAAAAGGTACTGGTGTGAGATTGTATTAATGGATTACACTATGATTAAAACTAGGGAGCTTTATCGTGTATAGCGGCTACGGCAAACAATATACTAGAGACAGATCTGGTTACACAACAGATGTTAATGACCCTAGTAGCACATGGTTTAACCAAGAACGCCATTGGCTTGTTATTGAAGATTTAGCAGGCGGTACTTATAATATCCGAATGAAACACAGGCGATATTTGCCACAAGAACCCAGAGAGCAAGACGATTCATACGAAAATAGATTAGCAAGAAGTACTTGCCCGCCATATTTACAAAGACTTGAACGTATGCTTGCGGGTATGCTGACAAGAAAACCTGTAAGATTGCAAGACATTAGTGATACTACAAGAGAAAATTTATTCGATGTAGATTTACAGGGTAATGATCTCAATGTTTGGACTTATGAGACAGCCCGCAAAATGATACGCTATGGACACGTTGGAGTTTTAGTAGACGTACCAACAGAAGGCAATGGCCGCCCATATTGGGTTAGTTATACACCGAGAGACATATTAGGGTACAGAACAGAAGTAAGACAGGGTAAGACTAGCTTTACACAACTTAGATTGTTGGAAAGATTGTATGAACCAGACGGCGAGTACGGTGAAAAGTTAGTAGAGCAAGTTAGAGTACTTTACCCCGGTAGGTACGAAATCCATAGAAAAAGTGATGACGGCAAATTTTCACTTTATGACGAAGGTACGACTACTTCTAATGAAATACCTTTTGCTGTTGCCTACGCAAACAGAGTTAGTCTCATGGAATCAAGGCCACCATTAGAAGATATTGCAGAGCTAAATATAAAAGCCTATCAAGTACAAAGCGATCTAGACAACCAATTACATATTTCTGCTGTACCTTTGCTTGGATTCTTTGGATTTCCACAAAGTTCTGAGGAGGTTAGCGCTGGACCGGGTGAGGCTATTGCATTTCCAGCAGACGGAAGGGCAGAATATATAGAACCAACTGGAAGATCATTTGATTCACAGTTTCAAAGGCTTGACCAGTTAGCTCAACAAATTAACGAATTAGGACTAGCAGCAGTACTAGGGCAAAAGTTAAGTGCAGAAACAGCCGAGGCAAAGAGAATAGATAGATCACAGGGAGACTCAACAATGATGGTAGTAGCACAGCAAATGCAAGATTTGATTGATAATTGTCTCGCGTTCCATGCTAAATACCTTGGTACTTCTGAAATTGGCAGTTGTTTTGTTAATCGTGATTTCTTAAGTACAAGATTAGAGCCACAAGAGATTCAAGCATTGTTACAACTTTATACTGCTGGAACTATCACACAGAAAACTTTACTAGACCAGTTAACACAAGGCGAGGTATTAGGCGATGAATTTGACGTTGAAGAGGAAGTAGAGGCAACACAGATGGGTGGATTGATCGAAACGACACCACCAGCCCCAGAAATTGAAGAAGATACGGAGCCAGAAGAAGAGGACGAACCAGAGGCGGCTTGATAAATGGCCTTGCCAGACAGCATATACAGAAACGCTATTGACCTGAATAGGTATGGCAACAAGGTATCTACTGATGTAGCAAAAAGGTTTGTCGATATTTGTGTACGCTCTGTTCAAGAGATAGCAGTATTAGACAGAAAAGGGTTAGGCGAATCTTACCGGGCTGCCAGATTGCGGTCTATAGTCGCACAAATGGAAAAAAGTCTTAGCGGTTGGAAAAAATACGCAAATACCCATGTTATTAGTGAATTACAAGGATTAGCGAAAGTAGAGGCTGGTTTTATAGAAGATCAACTACAAAAAGTAATACCGCGAGGGGTAAGAAAAAATATACAAGTTAATGGTGTCGAGATTAGCCCAAAGTTTGCAGAAAATATTGTAAGAATTGACCCTACAAAGATTAAATCAAGGGCAGTTGGACAACAGTTAGCAGGGTTTCTTGGCGAAACGACGCTATCAGACGCACTTGGCGCAAATATGACACTACCTAACGGAAACATAGTTCAAGAGGCGTTTGACAGAATTGCAGATGGTTCAGTTCAGCTTTTTAGAAATACAGTTAAAGATGGCATGGCGACAGGCGAAACAACACCACAGATTACAAGGCGTTTGTTAGGAAATAGCAGAGAAAATGATACAGCAAACATATTACAAATGTCACAAAAAGGAGGAATATTAACAACGCCACCAATAAATCAAGTTAGAACGCTTGTAAGAACAAGTATTAACCAAGTTGCAAATAATGCAGCTTTAAATGTATATCGCGCAAATAATGATATTACGAAGAAATACCGATACACAGCCACTTTGGACAGTAGGACTACAACAGTTTGTGGAGCGTTAGATGGAAGAATTTTTGAATATCAGCAAGGACCAATGCCGCCACAGCATTTTAACTGTAGGTCTACTATTGTGCCTGAGATCGACTATGAGAACTTACCTTTTGACCCGCCACCTACGAAAAGGAGAAGAGCTACGGCAGATGGACCAATGACAGCAGAAACTGATTATAGTAAATGGCTTTATATGCAGCCGCAGAAGGTAAAGGCTCAGATATTAGGAGGAAGATTAAACCCAGATACAAACAAATATGAAGGAGCTTTCAGATATTTTGACAGATTAGTAGGTAAAGAAGATAGCACTAGAAAAGCATTAGCAAAATTTGTAAGGGCAGATGGCAGCCGGGTAACTTTAGCTCAACTAAAAAATAGATATGGGAAACCTGAGAACATACCACTAAGCCCGCCACCAAAACCAATTACTGTTAAACCGATTAAAAGAAAACCAGCGGCGAATACATATAATCCAACTGTTCAACCAAAAATTGCAGCTTCAAGAGGTAAAGATATAGTAGGAGGCAGATTACAAAAGTTAGACGGCTACAGAAAAGAATATAAAGGTTTGCTTAGAAAACATTCAGATCTGCGCGTAGAAAGAAAGCGTTTAGTAGATAAAATAAATAATTCTATGAATATGAAAGATCGTATTGACGCTAGGGTTGAATACGACAAAGTAGTGACAGGAATTACAACTCAAAGAGCAAAAATACGAAATTTAGAGAAAAAAGGTACGCTTGAGATGTTTGATATAAGAAAAGAAGCTATTGCTAATTCAACAGTTACAAGAAGAGAACTTAAAGATGTACTTGCGAAGGTTGATATATCTGGTGATGTTAAAGCCACAAGAGAAAGAATAAAAAGTGAAATGGAAGAGTTTGGCTTAATGTTTAATGGCGCAGGGTTAACAAAGAAAGGTAAATTTATTAGAGGCCGTTCAAACCAAATAAAAACAGTACAAGTTAGAAAAGGAAGGGCGCATAATCAACCAGAATACAAAGGTACCGAGTTCAGTAAAATAAAAGTACCGGGGGATTCAGAAGGTTATTTTGGTGAAAATGATGCAAAAGCAACATTATTCCACGAAATCGGACACAGTTTAGAAGGTTTTGATGAAAAAAATATGAATTTAGCTCTTGCTTTCAGAAACAACAGGATTAAAAGTGATTTTCCTGTTAGTCCTAAGAAGTTGAAAGGTACAATTATGGACGGCTACGCGCAAAGAGAATCAGTTTTAACCGATAGTTTTATTTCACCTTATGTTGGCAGACCTTACAAACAAAGAACATCAGCAACCAGCACACCAGCAAACCAAATGCCAAAAGGATTAAAACCGGGGCAAGAATATGACAGTGCTACAGAAGTTATTAGTATGGGTGTAGAACATTTCAGCGACCCTGAATCTATGTTCAGGCTATATCAAGCCGACCCAGAGCATTTTTATATGATTCTGTCCTTAACTAGAACTGCTTACTAATGGCTACAAAATTATTAATTACAGAAGGTAATGAAGTTGCAACTCTAACTTTGCAATCTTCACCCGGTCTTGTCTCTATTTCTGGGAGTGATGAATTAAGAAAAGATATAGAGTTTGAATCACAGTTTGCGTATGATTCTGTTGGTCACAGATTCAATCTTGCTAACTGTTTTGCTATGGATATCTATATTTTTATGGTTGATTTGTACAACAAAGAAAATGTACAAATATTAGAAGGTAAAGAGGAGATAAAAGCTGATGACAAAGAATTAGGTATAATAGAAAAAACTGGAGTTACCTAATGCCTGCTTCAATGTACAAAATGGGTGGTAAGAAAAAAAAGAAAAAGAAAAAGGGGGGTAAAAAATAATGTATCAGTTCAACACTGGCAAACCAGAACCAGTTAATTGTCCTATGCCTAAAAAACCTGATTTCGATTCAATGTCAAAGGCTGAATTGGAAGATTATGGGCGTACAATAGGACTTGAGTTAGATAGACGTCTAACAAAAACCAGATTAATTACACAACTTAAAAATCATGCGGAAAGGTAGTAGGGTTAGTTGGGTTTATCAAGGTGTAAGAACTTTTGGTAAAGTCACTGGTGTAGCTGGAAAAAGAGCATCTATTAAAGGACCATCAGGCGGAACAATCACAAGAGTTGGTACAGATAGTGACCCTGTAATACGTCTTGTTTCAGAATCTACTGGTAATTCAGTGTTAAAAAAAAGATCACAACTAAAATCAGCACCTAAGAAGAAAAAATAATGACGGAAAAAGAGAAAATTGAGAATAAACTTAAAAAATATGGTCTTAAAGGAACTAATATACCTAAAAGAACAAGTAAACACCCTATAAGCTCTCATGTTGTCTTAGCAAAAGAGGGCAACAAAGTAAAACTGATAAGGTTTGGACAACAAGGTGTTGCAGGTAGTCCGAGAAAAGATGGAGAATCTCAAGAATCTAAAGATAGAAGGGCAAGTTTTAAGGCTAGATTTAGAAAACATATAAAAAAGGGTCCCATGTCTGCTGCTTATTGGGCTGACAAAGTGAAATGGTAAGCTAATATGTGAACAAACTTACCTTGCGGGTATGACAGAAGAAACAAACCAAGAGGCTGCGCCAACTGGTAACACCTCAGAAGA